TTTTGGAACTGCTAACTGTTTGTTATTTTCAGCATACTGTTTTTGTACAGCAGAAAAATATTTTCCTTCATTATTAAGTATAAAATCTTTTACAAATACAGGATTATTTTCTGTTTCGCCGTCGGGCGTTGATATTTCTAAAATAGCTTCGCAGATAATTTTTTCTGTTTGTTTATTAATTCTTTCATAGATACCATTTAAAACCTTATCTCGTTCATCGTTATCATCAATACTTTTAATTGTTTGTGATAATTCTCTACGCACTTTCATAGTATACAATTGATTTTCAATTGTTTCCTTATATGTTAATGGACGCATACGAATTGTAAAGCCTTCGATGTGAACATCATAACTAGGAGATACTGCACTGAGATGATCTAACAATGTTTGTAACGGTAATCCAAAGTTGTCTTCATTTCCGCATTTTGAACATTTGTGAGACACATTCATATTGTCACCGTATGATGCAATTCTTATTGCGGCTAGTAAGTACTCAAAATCTTGAGCAACAACTCCCCATGCATTTTTAATTTCTGGAATACAGTTTTGAATAATATTAACTACTGCATTGCCTGTAATTAATGCATCTGGTGTTTTAACAGCAATTTCGTCACTAGCAGACATACTGTATACTTCAAGTTCTTCAAACTTTTCAGCCACCTGAGGTGAATACCAAGCACCCTTGCTTGGTAGGTCTATAAACAGCTTTGGCTGTCGTTTGTATTTCTGTAACGGACTTGTAAAGTTTTCCATGTATATAATCCTTAGGATAAATATATTATATGATTATTTATATCGCTAAAATTACCTGAGGAATAATATTGAATGCCAGATAATCCACAAGACGTAAATCTAGATAGACTAGACGATCAAAACTCTGCATTAGGTAGAGTTAATAGATCTCTAGACGCCCTTGGAGGCATAGTTGGAGCTATAGTAAGAGGTGCTCCTCAAAGTTTTGGCGACATTCTAGATAAAATACCAGGACTTGACGGTAAAGTAGCAGAATCTATGAAGTTTGCTGAAGGCTATATTGGCGTTTGGCAAGGACTAACAAGATCAGGCGTTAATTTTAATAATAAAATTGACGACATGATTACGGCCACTGGTCGAGCTAATATTCAACTTGAAAAGTTAGCATCTCTTGTTACTGAATCAGGAGCCGCTTTTGCTTCTATTGGCGGTATTGCACAAGCGGGTGTAGATGTGTTTTTAGCTAATCAAGCTACGTTTATGGAAAAACGATTAGATGGTACTTTTGATCCTTTAAGAGTTCGATTAGAACAATTGGGTTACACAGCAGAAACTATTACTGAATCATTTTTAGCATATGATCAAATTCAAGCAATACAAGGTATTCGTGATAGAAGAACAGGATTTGAAAGAAATAGAGCTGCCGCTGAGTTTGCTACAAGTATGGACGAACTAGCACGTTTAACAGGCAAACAAATTGATCAACTTGAAAAAGAAGCCGCTGAAATATCGAGACAAGGTAATATATTTGCGTTTGGTGCAGGACTTCAGACACAAGTAAAAGATGAACTTCGCAACGGGTTACAAGAATTAAACGAAGTAGCACCTGTAGTAAAAGATTTTGCAACAGACTTAATTACTAGAGGATTTCCAAATCCTGACGATCCAGCAATGATGGCTTTAAATGCCGCGGCACCTGAATTAAGAGAAACATTACTTGCGGCAAGAGATGCATTCTTAGACGGAGATGAAACTCGAGCAAAAATATTAATGGATTCAGCATTAGCTGAAGCTAAAAACTTAAGAAACAATCAGTTTTTAATTCGACAAGGTATGTTAGGAGGCGCAACAGAAATAACTTCAGCGTCACAGGACATATTAACACAACTTAACAGTGGTATAGCAATTGGCGCAGAAGCAATCAGAGCAAGAGCTGCCGAAGAATTAGGAATAAGACCTGAAGATGTTACTAGAGAGCAGTTTTTAGCTACTGAAGCTAAAATGATTGAGGAAAATCGTAAAGCCCAGCTTGAAGGTCAATCTGGTTCTCAAAAATTACTTAATAGTTATTTAGAAGGTATTCGAGAATTACAAGCAGTGTCAATGAGTGCGCAAGAAACTCTTGCCAATGGAATGATTAGCGTATTACAGACAGCAGTTGATACATTTAGTCGTCATGTGTCTGAAGCATTAAGTTTAACAAATTTATATGAATCCGCAGAAGATAGTATTGCTAGAACTTTAATGCTTGAAGGAATGGAAAACGCTGATAAAATTAATGCAATTTTAATATCTGCACAATCAGCAATGACTGGAATGAACGAAAGATTGACAGCATTGTCGGGTAATACAGATCCTGATGCAGTATCATCTGCAGGTGCAATGGATGACATTAAAACAGCATTAGATAGCAAGATGACGCTGTTGGAACAAGATCCTAATAATGTTGAGCTACAAAATGAAATTACATCATTAACTAATCAAATTCGAAGAGTTATACTACAAACAAATCCTGAAATTTATAGAACAATGAGTGATGATGAAGCCAAAAGTATTTTACAAAGTATTCAAGGTATTAGTGGGTACAATGCAGGAACTATGGGAGAGGCAGGAAAATTATTCCAAAACTTTGGCAAAGAAACACTTACAAAGTTACACGGTATAGAAGCTGTAGTTACTCCTGAGCAAATGAATGCAATAGTATCAAATTCAGCATTAGGTGCTGTACAAGGTATAAGCGACTCACTTGGCGAATCCAGGAATACATCAAATGCCATACAAGGAATGTTAAATACTATTAGGACAATTCCTGCACAAATGCAAGGAATGGAACAAACCGATAACAGTAGCGTTGAACAAGTTATGACACAATTAACTAGCCAACTTAAGGCACCACTAGAGCAAGCAATGAATAATACTCTTGTTCCTAAATTAGAACAGTTGGTTTCTGTAAGTTTACAGAATGTAGAGATGGGTAATAAAGTTAGAAAAACTATCGGTAACTTGGACGGCGATATACTAAGGAGCGTTTAAATTGAGTTGGAAAAAATATTTTACACCAGTTGAATCAATGAATTCAACTAATGGAACTTACAGCCCGCTAAGTGGAACAGCGGCTAATGCAAGACCAGGGCCAGCACGGTCAAACTATTCAAGTTACTTGCCTGATGTGTATGTAGGTTCACCAAATAGAGTTGAACGCTATGGCCAATATAACACTATGGATAATGATAGTGAAGTAAATGCCGCACTTGATATTCTTGCCGAATTTTGTACACAAATAAATGACGAAAACAAAACAAACTTTAAGTTTGACTTTTTTAAGAAAGCAACAAATAGTGAAGTTACTATTTTAGGACAATATTTAAAACAGTGGTGCAAAACACAAAAATTTGAAACACGTATGTTTCGTATATTTCGTAATGTATTTAAATACGGAGATGCAATATTTCTAAGAGATCCTGAAACTAAAAGATGGTTTCATGTTGATCCTGCAAAACTAACACGTATTATTGTAAACGAAAGTGAAGGTAAAAAACCCGAACAGTATGTTATTAAAGATGTAAATTTAAACTTTAAAGAAATGGTTGCTACAACTCCATTTGAAACTACTGGAAATGTTACAGGCGGCACAGCACCAAATGCTGGATACTTTACCGGAGGCGGTAGAGGAATGGTTGGCAACTCACCACAACAAGCTGGTAGTAGATATCAAATTGAAGAAGGTGAAGTTGCTATTAACGCTGAACATGTTGTACATTTAAGTTTGTCTGAAGGATTAGATCAAAACTTTCCTTTTGGTAACAGTTTATTAGAAAGTATATTTAAAGTATACAAACAAAAAGAATTACTCGAAGATGCTATTATCATCTATCGTGTACAACGTGCGCCAGAGCGCAGAGTATTCTACGTCGATGTGGGCAACATGCCATCACACCTTGCTATGCAATTTGTGGAGCGTGTAAAAACGGAAATTCATCAAAGAAGAATCCCATCGTCAACAGGTGGAGGCCAAAATGTCGTAGACAGTTCATACAATCCCCTGTCAATCAACGAAGACTACTTCTTTCCACAAACTGCTGAAGGTAGAGGATCTAAAGTTGAAACACTGCCAGGCGGTACAAACTTAGGCGAAATTGATGACCTTAGATATTTTACTAATAAGCTCGTACGCGGCTTACGAATTCCTTCCAGCTATCTGCCTACGGGGGCTGATGATGGAGCAAGCTCTTTTCAGGATGGACGAGTTGGAACTGCTTACATACAAGAATTAAGATTTAATAATTATTGCGAACGCTTGCAAGGTTTGATTATTGAAGAATTTAATCAAGACTTTAAACGATACTTGTTAGAACAAGGTGTTAACATTGATGTGTCAATGTTCGATCTAAACTTCCAAGCACCGCAAAACTTTGCCGCATACAGACAAAGTGAATTAGATAATGCTAGAGTACCAACATTTACACAAATGAGTGCTATACCGTATGTTTCAAATCGATTTGCAATGCAACGTTTCTTAGGCATGAGTGCAGAAGAAATTGCTGAAAATGAAAGATTATGGCGTGAAGAAAATGACGAAACGTTAGGTGCACCTAATACAGATAGCGCCGGAGAAATGAGAACAGCTGGAATTAGTTCTTCTGGTATTTCATCAGACTTATCAAATGCAGAAGATGTAGCTGGCGGCGAACCTGATCCAACATTAGGCGATGAAGCAACACCGCCTGAAACTACAACAGGACAAGAGATTGGCGGCGCAACTGCTCCACCTCCTACAGATCAAACAGTATAAAGATAAATAGATACATGATACTAAGAGAACTTTTTTATTACGATAAAGAAACACTTGAACCTACTGAGGATAATAGCTATGAACCTCAGTACGATGATTCTGTGATTAAACAGTCAGACAGTAGAAAAACAAGATTAACATTACGTCAAATTAATAGAGCAAGAAAAGCATCTGATGTACATACTAAAGAACAGTCTAAAGAATTAGAGTTTGTTAGACAGATGTACGGTATATCTTCTCAAGCAGATGCTAGTGCAACTATATAGAAAGATGATAGTAATGTGCAATGGCAAAATTAGACAAATCTAAATACACAAAACAACAAATAAAAGAATTACTTGCAGAGCGTAAACGGATTAAATCTGTTAAGCAAATCCAAGAACAAGTAAAAGTAACTCGCCCCAATGAACATACTAATAAATCATATGCATTTGTTTTAGGCAACGGAACATCACGTAAAGATATAGACTTACATCAACTTAAAGAATTTGGAAAAATTTATGGGTGTAATGCATTGTATCGTGAGTTTGATCCAGACTATTTAATATGTGTTGATGTAAAGATGATTTTAGAATTAGATAGAAAAAATCATTTAACTAATCATAGTAATGTTTGGACAAATCCAAACAGAGCATATCGAAATCTTAAAAACTTAAATTTTTTTACACCTAGCAAAGGTTGGAGTAGTGGCCCAACGGCGTTGCATCTAGCAAGTACACATAAGCCAAAAATTATCTTTATTCTTGGATTTGACTACAAAGGTTTAAATCAAGGTAAAAGTGTTAATAATATGTATGCAGATACACCAAACTATAAAAGAACTACAGATCCTGCAACATATTACGGTAATTGGCTTAAACAAACTAAAAATTGTATAAGTGAAAACAAAGATATTAAGTATTTTCGAGTTATAACACAAGAGAATTATGTACCTGAAGAACTAAATAGTTTTAACAATTTAGAACATATTTTAGTTGAAGATTTTAAAAAAATGTTCAATATTTTCTAATATAAGTCAAAATGGTTCATTTTGAGCCTATTATCCACGTATATTTTCCCTATATGTTAAATACAACTGACAGCCTTACCATAGGTACAACATTTATAGGAGAAAATAATGGCAGATCTAAACAAATTTGAAGAAATGCTTGAACGCCTTGTCAATGAGGACAAAGACGGCGCAGAAGAGCTTTTCCATGAGATTGTGGTTGAGAAATCACGTGAAATTTATGAAAACTTACTAGAAACAGATCTAGACGATGAAGAAGTTGACGAAGCTACTGATGAAGAAGTAGATGAAGCATCTGATGAAGAAGTTGACGAAGCTACTGATGAAGAAGTAGATGAGTCAGACGAAGACTTAGACGAAAACTTTGATTTAGACGAGTTTGAAGTAGAAGCAGATCCAATGGATATGGGTGACCCAGCAGACGACATGATGGGTGACGTTGAAATGCCAGACGCCGGCGAAGAGCCAGGCGAAGAAGGCGAAGAAGAGCTAGAAGATCGTGTTATGGATCTTGAAGATGCTCTAGAAGATTTAAAAGCAGAATTCGACTCAATGATGGCTGATGGTGACGACGACGGTGACGTTGACGGACACGATCATGACATGGATATGGACGACGAAGGTGATGATGACGAAGCTGAAGAAGAAGCAATGGCATTTGAAACCACAGACGAAGAAGTTGACGAAGCTAGTGATGAAGAAGTAGACGAAGCATCTGATGAAGAAGTTGACGAAGCTGAAAAATCACAAACAGAAACAATGCGCGAATATGTTGAAAAAGTAACAGCATCAATGGGTGATACAGGTACTAACGGTACTAAGTCAGCTGTAGCTGGTAAAAACGACATGGGCGGCACAGCAGGTAACTTGAATCAGTCAGCTGTATCTGGAGATCCAGAAGCAGGCGCAGGTTCAACTGTAAAAGGTAACGCACTAAGCGATACAAGTGCAAAAGAAGATTCGGCTGGTAATGTAAATGTACCAGGTGGAAAGGCTTCAAAATCATTGAAGTCACAACCAGGCCACGGCGCTGAGAAAAAGGGCAAGCCTGAGACTGCTGACAAAGCGGCAACAAGTACACTTAACAAAGTAAGTACTCGCGCTAAGTAAGCAGTATAAATTAAGGAGTAAGAATGATTAACTTACGAGAGCATTTGACATTCGACCAAGCACAGATTGTTGTTGAAAATGCCAACGAAGGAAAAGACTTGTTTATGAAGGGTATTTGTATTCAAGGCGGAGTACGCAACGCTAATCAGCGTGTGTATCCTGTAAATGAAATTGGCAGGGCTGTCAAAACTCTCAACGATCAGATTCAAGGAGGATATAGTGTTCTCGGAGAAGTAGATCATCCGGAAGGCCTTAACATTAACTTAGACCGTGTAAGTCATATGATCAGCGAATGCTGGATGGATGGCGCAAACGGTTATGGTAAACTGAAAATTCTACCAACACCGATGGGAAACCTAGTTAAAACAATGCTGGAAAGCGGAGTTAAACTAGGTGTCTCGTCACGTGGTAGCGGAAATGTATCAGAAGACGGCAACAATGAAGTCTCTGATTTTGAAATAATCACCGTGGACGTTGTGGCACAGCCTAGCGCCCCTGGTGCATACCCTACACCGATATACGAGCATCTAATGAACGCTCGCGGAGGATATAAGGCATATGAAATGGCACAGGCAACAAAACACGACCCCAAGGCACAAAAATATTTAAAAGAATCGTTGGTGAACATAATCAACCGACTCCAATCATAGGAGAAATGTAATGTTGGATGCACTAAAAACACTATTCGAAAACGATGTTGTTTCAGAAGACGTCCGCCGCGAGATTGAAGAAGCATGGGAAAATAAGATTAAAGAAAATCGTATGGCTGCCACTGCTGAACTACGTGAAGAGTTTGCTAAAAAGTATGAACATGATAAACAGACAATGGTAGAGTCAATTGACAAACTATTGGAAGAGCGTCTTAGTTCAGAACTTGAAGAGTTTGCAGAAGATCGTAAACAACTAGCTGAAGCGAAAGCTAAGTATGCTGTTGCACAACGTGAAAATGCAAAACTATTAAAAAACTTTGTAATGGAATCTTTAAAGACAGAAGTTACAGAACTACACGAAGATCAGAAAGCAATGGCATCTAAATTTTCACAGCTTGAAGAATTTGTGGTGGAAGCGTTATCAAAAGAGATAGCAGAGTTCTACGAAGACAAAAAAGACTTAGCAGAAACCAAGGTTAAACTTGTGCGTGAAGCTAAAGACAAATTTGCCGAAGTCAAAAAAGACTTTGTAGCAAAAAGTGCGGCATTAGTATCCGAAACTGTTGGCAAAACTCTTAATTCAGAGATTGGTCAGCTTAAAGAAGATATTGAAGTTGCACGTAAAAACGACTTTGGTCGTAAACTATTCGAAGCATTTGCTGGCGAATATGCAAACAGCTATCTAAACGAAAAATCAGAAACTGCGAAACTTATGCAAGTAATTGCTACTAAAGATAAGCAGATTGTTGAGGCTAAATCGTTGGCTGCAAAGGCAAAAAATATTGCTGAATCTGTTAATGTTGAAAAGAAAGCATTAATTGAGTCAGCAAAAAGAGAAAAAATAATGAATGACTTGACTGCGCCACTTGGCAAGGCTCAAACAGAAATTATGACAGACTTACTGGAAAGCGTACAGACTAATAAATTACAGTCAGCGTTTGACAAGTATCTACCAGCAGTAATTGATGGTAACACTCCAGCTAAGAAGAAGGCAGTTTTAGCAGAAGGCAAAGAAGTAACAGGCAACAGACAAGAACATAACGTTAGTTCACAGGCAGACGCAGATAACAATGTAGTTGATATCAAACGTCTAGCTGGATTACAAATATAGGAGAAACTAAAATGTCAGAACTACTAGAAAGTCGCTGGCAAGACACAAAAACTGCACTTCTTGAAGGCCTAAGTGGCAACAAGAAAGCTGTTATGCAATCAACTCTTGAAAATACTCGCAAGTATCTTTCAGAGGCGGCAACAGCAGGTGCTACATCTTCCGGTAATGTAGCTACTCTAAACAGAGTAATTCTACCAGTTATCAGACGTGTCATGCCAACAGTTATTGCAAATGAATTGGTAGGCGTTCAGCCTATGACAGGACCAGTTGGTCAGATTCATACATTACGTGTACGTTACGCAGACGCTTTTAACAGCACAAGCGGAACAGACACGGCAGCTGGTGATGAAGCACTAAGCCCATTCAAAATTGCGGAAGGTTACTCCGGTGCCGCCGCTGATGATAAGGCTGCTTCAACTTCAGCACTAGAAGGTGCCGCTGGTAACAGACTAAGCATTCAGATCTTAAAGCAAACAGTCGAAGCTAAGACACGTAAATTGTCAGCTCGCTGGACCTTTGAGGCCGCTCAGGATGCGCAGTCACAGCACGGTATCGATGTAGAAGCAGAAATTATGGCTGCTCTTGCACAAGAAATTACCGCTGAAATCGATCAGGAGGTGCTTGCATCTCTAGGTTCATTAGCTGGCTCAGCCGCTGAAACTTATGATCAATCAGCAGTAAGTGGTACAGCTACTTTTGTTGGTGACGAACATGCGGCACTTGCTGTTCAAATCAACAGAGTATCTAACTTAATTGCACAGCGTACAAGACGTGGTGCTGGTAACTGGGCAGTTGTTAGCCCATTCGCGCTAACAATCCTACAGTCAGCAACTACTTCAGCGTTCGCTCGTACAACTGAAGGTACTTTTGAAGCACCAACTAACACTAAAATGGTTGGTACTCTAAACAACGCAATGAAAGTATATGTTAACACATATGCTGCCGATAACAGCCCAGTGCTAATCGGTTATAAAGGCTCAAGTGAATCAGATGCGGCAGCATTCTATTGCCCATACATTCCACTTATGTCTTCAGGCGTTGTACTAGATCCAGGTACATTCGAACCTACAGTTAGCTTCATGACAAGATACGGATATGTTGAGTTAAACAACACAGCATCGTCTCTTGGTAACGCGGCTGACTACTTAGGTAAGGTTGATATCACTAATAGTGCAGTTAGCTTCAGCTAAGTTAAGTTTTTTACAAACTTGGAAAATAGGACCTTCGGGTCCTATTTTTTTGACTAAATAATTTTAGTGTAGTCCGCTTTAGAGACTCGCATAGGTTCATGCGTTAAAAGAATTGTATATTATCTGTTATATAGGAGAAATACGATGACTAAGGAACTAACCTTTATATATCGCGGTGTTAAGTATATTAAAACTGTAAGAGTATAAATCACGTAGACAAGGATGTCTTTTTGTAGTTACTAAATACGGCTACAATAACCCTTAACTATTTTCGAAAGGAAAATAAAAATGAAACGGACTATAGTTATTCTGTCTGCTCTTTTCGCGTTGATGTCATATCAAGCATTTGCAGACACAAAGACTCTCGAACAAAGAGTCGCTGACTTAGAAAAATCAGCACCATCGTTACCAGCAGGTATGTTTGTTAACGGTAATATTGAAATGTATTACGATCCAGACACATATGATTCTAACTTTGATTCAAGAGCAGAAGTGTTTGTTGGAATACAATCAGAACTAGACGGCCCTGTTGATTGGGCAGGCGGAAGTGGTAGATTTGATACACACTATTCGTTAGATACAACTTTAAATAACACTGTTGTTGAAAAACAAATAGGTGTTGGTTTCGCAAATACTAGACTTTATGTAGGTGAAACTGATGCACAAAGACTAGGATTTGCTAAGACAGCAAAAATTGGCTTACCACTTATTATTACAGAATCTAATAGTAGAATTGATCACAATGAAAAAATTGTAATTACTTTTGGCGGTTGGAATAACAACAACGAATTTGATTTTGACGAACATAGACTAAGCAAAGATTTACCAATTGGCGTTACTCTAGGTTATGATGCAGAAGCAAGTACAGTTTATTTAGGTGGCACTGTAAATTTAGCAGGTTTTGCAGAACTATCATATATGCAAATTGGACACAAAAATAATATTTCGGATAATGAGTTAAATCAGCAAGGATTTTCTTTAGGTTCTCAAGTATTGCGTAGATACAATATTCCGGTAGGATTTGGAGTTGAAGTATGGGACGATAAAAATACAGGGTTAGCAAAAGATGATCGTGTTGACTTTGGTGTTATGTACAACTATTCTAAAGAAATAATGTTTACAGCACATAGAGTATTAAATGATGATCTTGGAACTGATGGGACATATCTTGGTGCAATACATACAGCAGGACCTGTAGAAACAGGATTGTATTATCATACAGATGTAACAAATACAAGTGTATGGACAGGAGCAACAACTGATCGTGATGATAGTATTAAGGCTACACTAAAGTATAAGTTTTAATAAATAATTGTACGTTCATCCTACGGGACGGAAGTAGCATATTGCGAAGGAACGCACTTTAACTTTAACGAGGAGAAGTGTATGACTAACTATACCCTTTGGTGCTACAAGCAATTAATCAAACAGCACCACATTAGAAAAATAAATGACATTTTATTAAAAAAAATGTACTTTTATGGTTGACATTTAGTATAAAGATGCTATAGTGTATATATAAGTTAGACGACGGTGTAGCTTAGATAGTGCAAGGAAGAGGGGTTACAGGCTCCGAACTTGACTAGTAGCTGTAGTGGCATTGCGTGACTGT